ATATTATGAAGTATCAGTGGCGCTGTAGGTACAAAGGTCAGCCTGTTGTAGACCTTCGTAAAGCGCGTTGGTACGGGGAGCGATTGGAGGCTTACATCTTGGAGAACCCTAGTGTCATTTAAATCAGGAGTACAGGATTACCTGGGGATACAGATTGACTATGACAGGGAAAAAGATTTAAGCACTTTTTCTCTTGAAACACTGAAAGACAGATACTTCTGGGGAGAAGAGACACATGCACAAGAAGCCTTCGCAAGAGCATCAGTCTATAGTGCAACGTATCAAGGACATACTGACTACAATCTTGCACAGCGACTTTATAATTACGCAAGCAAGAGTTGGTTCGGCTTTAGCACTCCTATACTTAGTAACGGGGGTACAACCCGTGGCCTACCTATTAGCTGCTTTCTCAATTATGTTCCTGATTCAAGGCGTGGCCTTTCTGATCACTACGATGAGAACATATGGCTGGCAAGTGGAGGTGGAGGCTTGGGTGGATATTGGGGTGACGTTAGAAGCAATGGCGTTTCTACTTCTAACGGTAGTCAGTCTACTGGTTCTATCCCTTTCATGCACGTGGTAGACAGCCAGATGTTGGCCTTCAACCAAGGCGTAACACGGAGAGGATCTTATGCAGCGTATATGGACATCACTCATCCAGAAGTTGAAGAGTTTATTGCAATGCGAAAAACTACTGGTGGTGATCTTAACCGTAAGTGCCTTAATCTACACAACGGAGTTACACTAACAGACTCTTTTCTGGAGGCAGTAAAAACAGATGACTCATGGAGACTCATAGATCCTAAGTCAAAGCAGGCAGTCAAGACGGTATCAGCCCGTGATCTCTGGTGGCAACTGATTCACACTAGAGCAGAGACAGGAGAGCCTTACATAGTAAACTTAGACCGCTGTAATGAGGCGCTCCCACAGCAACAGAAGGACTTGGGTTTATCAGTCAGGCAAAGCAACTTATGCTCTGAGATTACTCTACCTACCGACGAGGAGAGGACAGCAGTTTGTTGTTTGTCAAGTGTAAACCTAGAATATTTTGATGAATGGAAAGACGATGAGCTATTCATAAGCGATTTGATAACTATGCTAGACAATATAGTCCAGCATTTTATTGATAATGTAGTACATACGCATCCTCCGCAGGATGTCAACACACTAAAAGAGTTTAAAACTTACGTTAAAAGGGGGAAAGAGTACGATGGAAAAGCAAAAGCCGCTTATTCAACATTTAGAGAACGCGCGATTGGGCTTGGAGCGATGGGTTTTCACAGTTATCTTCAACGTAGTGGACTCCCTTTTTCAGGAGTTTATGCAGCATCCTTCAACAATAGAGCCTTCTCCCATATCAGAAAGCAAGCCGTGGAAGCTAGTACAACATTGGCTAAACTACGTGGCGAAGCTCCTGATATGGTGGATAGTTCCCTTCGCAACTCTCATTTGCTTGCTATTGCCCCTAATGCTAGTTCTAGTATTATATGCGGGGGAACAAGCCCTTCAATTGAGCCTACGCGGGCTAACGTCTTTACGCACAAGACTCTCACAGGATCATACAAAGTAAAGAACAAGTACCTGGAGAAGCTACTGCAGAAGAAGAAAATAAACACGGAGGATACATGGAAAAGAATCGCTGCTGATAATGGCTCAGTACAGTCTTTGGAAGAGCTTACGGATGAGGAGAAGGAAGTGTTCCAAACTGCCCCTGAGATTAATCAGATGTGGGTAGTGGAGCACGCATACCAAAGGCAACAGTACATATGCCAAAGTCAGTCAGTAAATTTATTCTTTGATCCTCCACCAGCAACGGCAGAACAGGAGGTACACGATGAGTATCTGGAGTATATTAATGCAGTACATTGGACAGGAGCTAGAAAACTCAAGTCTATGTATTACCTGCGAGCTTCAGCGGCTAGAAATACAGAGAATGTTAACGTCAAAATACCAAGAATCAACCTAGAGGAAGGAGAGTGTCTAAGCTGTGAAGGGTAAGAGTTTATTGGCTATTGCTTTGTTGTTTGTGTCTGCTGGCTGTACTACTGTAAAGCCGCAGGTTCACTATGATCTATACATATATGAACAATGTGACCAGTACCGCGTGTGTAAGTATGGTGTGGCATGACTGTCAGAAAAAAACTAAGAGAGATGCTGGATCATTATGAGTTAATGCAGGAGGATAGAAGGATAGAGTTACGTATGTACAAAGTCAGATGGATATGGTATCATACTATATTAGCCATTGAGTTAGGGCTTGCTATCTACGTGCTTTACAGTATAGACCAAAAGCTAGGGATGCTTCTGTGAGCGATGATCGTGATTGGCTAAGGCAGTACGGCCAGTACATGGAAAGCGAAGGCAGGAAACAGTCAGCCCCATTGAGCTATAAGCAATACTTAGCAAAGCAAAAAAAGAAACTGAAGGAGAATAAAGGAAATGATAAACCCGTGGATTGAGGTTTTAATGGACCAGTATAATACTGATATACAAAAATGGAAACTAGAAATACGGAACTATCTGGATAACCCCGTGGCTGTAGCAGGTCACGCCAATGTAATTGAAACTCTTGATGGCTTAGTGGTTAAGCTTTCTGAGGCAGAAGATAAATTGAATGTAGTGGAAAAGTATTTCTCTCGTTAATTTTGAGGTACACTAAATGAGCTTACTGGATACTAGAGATTATTACAAACCCTTCGACCATCCCTGGATGTTTGACTACTACTCACAACAGAATCAGATGCACTGGTTCCCAGAGGATGTGCCCCTGCACAATGATGTCAAAGATTGGCAGACAATGACTGACGAGGAGAAGAACCTACTGACTCAGATCTTCCGCCTGTTCACTCAGTCTGATGTTGACGTAGGGTCAGGGTATGTAGATCGTTACATGCGTATCTTCAAGAAGCCTGAAGCACGTATGATGATGAGCGCCTTTGCTAATATGGAATCCATACACCAACATGCCTACAGCCTTCTACTGGACACTGTAGGAATGCCTGAAGTAGAGTATAAGGCGTTTTCAGAGTATGAGGCTATGGCTGATAAGCATGAGTATATCAACGCTGTGAGGGTCACTAAGGGCGATAGGCAGTCTATTGCTAAAGCCCTAGCTATCTACTCTGCATTTACTGAGGGGCTGCAACTGTTCAGTAGCTTTATCATTCTCTTGAACTTCCCACGCTTTGGTAAGATGAAGGGCATGGGACAGATCATTACCTACAGCATACGCGATGAGTCTATGCACGTAGAGGCGATGACTAAGCTATTCAGAGAGTTCATACAGGAGAACATAGATCTATGGACTGATGACTTCAAGGCTGAGATCTATCAAGCGTGTAGAGATATGGTGGACCTAGAGGATAGGTTCTTGGACTTGGTGTTTGAGCAGGGGGACATTCCTGGCTTGACCAAGAAAGAGATGCAAGAGTACATCAGGTACATTGCTGACCGTAGGCTGCTACAGTTAGGACTAAAGACTAACTACGATGTCAGAGAGAACCCGCTGAACTGGCTGGACGATGTGTTAGGTGTAGAGCACCAGAACTTCTTTGAAGGCCGTGCAACCACCTACATGAAGGCTGGGCTACGTGGGGACGTTAGTAAAGTTAAGTTCGCTAATGTAGCTTGAGAGAACTGGGGGCTTAGCGGCCCCCTTGTTCCTCTTGTGTAAGCGCAGCGCCTGTGAGCAAACCCGTAGGTAGAGCGACATTTGATGCAGCACCTAAATAATCCTCACGAGTAACAGTAGGCTCATACGCTTTAATTCCCCGTGAAACCTGCTGCATTAGGTCTTGTTTTGCCTTTCCCATGCCAGTAGCTTCAAAAGGTACTCCTGTTTTTCTTTTAATCCCTTCTCTAAATGCTTTAGTGTCTGGAGAATAGCTTGCTTTTGGAGTTTCCTTGCCAAATAGGTTATATGTGTAAGGCTCAGTCATTGTTATTATTTTAGAACCTTTAGGGAACTCTAGTTCTATGCCCGTTTTAGGAATGGCCGCTAAATCGTTCTTATCTGTCATTGTATGCAGAACATTCCCGTCCAAATCAAACACAAAGGTGTCGCTTACTCCTCCTGCTGCTTTTGCTTGAGATACATGACTAGACCGTACCGCCACCTGTCCATCAGCCTTGTTTACAAAAGCAATATTATCTCTCTGCTTATCAACTACTTCTCTAAGGTTGGCGTAAGCCTTCATCTGAGTTTTTGTCATTCTCTCGCCGTTTTCTATTCTTTTTTTGTAGCCAAGATATTGCTTAACTTTAGAAGAGTCCTCCAGAAAACGCAAGGCAATAAATTCCTGTAGCTCATCTACATTTTTAAAAGACTTTTTATCGGGGTCTATTTTAGCAAGTGCCTGCTTTACTTGAAACATTCTCTTGCCTGTTTGAGAAGCAATTTTCATACGTGCTTCTTGAGTTAAGTTTGTAAAGGCGTTGTTTTTCTTGATGACAAACTGGAATTTACTAGGGTCTTTAGCTTTGTAGATATTTTTAATAGAACCCATAATGAAATTCTTAGTGCCTTCAGATACCCAATCAAGATCAGGTCTATCTGCAAAACCAATGTCAAGTGTTTTTCTATTTAGAGGCCCAAAGTCTGAGAAAGAATAGTTGGAATGAAATGTTTTTAGAGCTTCAGGGACATCGCCAGTTTTCTGTATTCCAAACAGAGCAGACTGCTCCATCTGACCTTCAAGAAAAGAATCCCTAGTCTTAGCTATTTTTTCTAAATCTGCTTGATGTCTAAACTCAAGAAATTTTATTTTTCTTTCTTCTGATTTTGTCAAGGGATTTCCTGAAGCTTTCTTTGCATAAAGGCTAGAGATTTCTTCATTACTGTCTATAACATTACGTAGCCTTGTGTTTACACCCTCTCTTGCTGCTGCTCTTGCTCGTGGCGATAAGGCTTCTCTAGTTGCTTGTGCCAGTGTAGAAGGAACCGCAGCAACCATTTCTCCTACAGGATTGCCTTTGTAGAACGTAGGTAACTCATTAGGAGAGTTCTCTACAATTCTCTGAGCAACAGACCCAGAGGATATTTTTTTACCCGCCCCTACTAACGGAAGTAGTGTGGCTATTTCTGCTGCATCAGACAGAACAGCCGCCGTCCTAGGGTTTTCTTCTGCAAGCCTCTGTGCTTGCTGGTACATAGAGGTGTCTCTTATAGCCTCTCCGGTGTACCCTGCTGCTCTCATAAGACCTTCTTGAACAACCCCCGGCAAAGACTCAAAGGCATAGCTTGCTGCTGCGTCTACAGGCGTGTATAACGCCCTTACATGCCCTGCTACATTGCTAAGTCCTCTTTCAAAGTCAGTTATTTCCCCAGCTTCAAACTCTTTCTGGGTTTTCATGCGGTCTTTGTACCACTCAGTTTCTTGTAGTGCTTTTTTTAAATTAGACCCAGACAAAAACCTAGCCATTACTCTTGCTCTTCCTTTTCCTGTTCTTCTACCTCATCAAATCTAGCGTCTTGCATAAGAGCAACAAGTAACGCCCTATCTGCTTTTAGCTGCTGTATCATTTGCGGACTACC